TACTTCCCTCCGAAAACAAGCTTCAGTTCCTCATTAAAAAGCATCGGGTCAATTCCCTGCATACGCGCAAAGTCTGCACCGCACACAACGCCCCTTGAAAGCATATCCCGTATCTTTTCCCTGTCAGTTTCAGAGAGTGTTTTTATGAAGCTTATTGCAGCTGTTCTCATTTCCATGATTTAATCGTACCACAGCAGGCGCGTCAGGTCTTGTAAATATCTTGTAAATATCTTGTAAATATCTTGTAAAGTTTTTGTAAATAAAAAGCCCCTCCTAAAACCGGGAGGGGCTGGATTCAAAGACAGGCTATCAGTTTGCGCCGTATATGCACAAGGTCTTTGTATACGGTAGCTTCCGACACATTAAGCTTGTCGGCAATATACGCTGCACTGTTCCTTTTCAGATAGAACATCCTGAATACGGCTTCCTGTCTGTCAGACAGAATAATCTTCTCCATAAGCTCGGAAACCTTCGTTTGTGTGGCATCACGAAAGAAGGAGTTCACCAATAACGCCGCGCCCATTTCATACGGCCCGCCATGTGTGGATTACAATGGCGACATCTATCGGATTCGTCTGTGTAGGGAATTCAAGAGTGGCGGTGTTGCCGCTGACCGTCACGGTATTGGGGTTTACCCCCCAGACGCTTGAGTACACGTCGATGTCTATACCGTCCTTTATGGCGGGGTCTACGAACTGAATCTGCTTGTCCCCAGCTGCAAGCGTCCCGGAAATTTTTTTCTGGAAGCTCGCAACGGATTCCGTGACACGTTCAAGCTCCTTCAGCTTTGTGTCGATTCTCAACGTGTTATCGTTGAAATGGGCGATGTCGTACTGGTCGAACCCCTCCGGCATGTTAAAGCTGTAATTCGGGCTGTGCTTCATGTTAATCCTCCTTTATGCGTATTGCGAAAGGGCACCGTATGTAAACTGCTCGACGTCGCCGTAAGCATACTTGCCCCTTAGATATGAGTGCATGTACTTTGCAAACCAATCCAACGTCATGTTACACGGGATTTGTTTGCGTATAAAATTCCTGAATGATTTTTCAATCTGGGAGCTGCTGTACGTGTACGACGCCCCTCGGTAGCGCGAGAGCATGGAGTATGTGTTCGATGTAAGCATCTCGTAAGTCAAAGCTTCGTTCGCAAGCCATTTGTGCATATACTCCACATAAGTATCGATTATCGTCTCTATGCCGATAATCACCTCGTACCGCTCCGGGATTATCTTCAGGTAGAAATTCCCCACTCCGTACTTTGCGGTCAACGTGTCCTCCAGGGTGTACCGAGTTATCGGCGGCGACAGCGCCAACAAGTCCTTGACGGTCTGTCTTCGGATGGACAACGGGATTGTGTCGTCAGGCACAAGCCCCAGCGCAGACTCCCATTGCGCGGTACGATTTTCGTCCATCGTGGTTATGTATCCGTTCTGCACCGTGGCATGGATGGATGCATAGAGGCGGTCTATCTCCTCCCGGTGGACTTCATAGAGGTTTTTAAACCCGGCGTTCTCCGCGACCGCAGAAGGGACATAACGAACAATATTGTCAGACAAGTTCAAGCTCCCCTATATACGGCAGGAACTGACCGTCAACACTCTGCTCGTCGTAAAGGAAGATGTCGTCGTTATTCCCGTCAAGATATATGTCCACTGCGTTGATTACGCCTGGGACTCCCAGAATCCTCTGCGACACCCTCGCCCTAAGCACCGCAAGCGTCTTGCCCTGTCTGTAGCTGTGGCGTACCTCCCTGAAGTAGTCATCAACGGCTGATTCAATCCGCCCCCTTACCGACTGTACGGTTACATCTGCATCGAGTACAAGTACAGCCGATATGCTGATGTATCTCCGTACAGGTGTTGTCACCGTGACAAAATGTCCTATGGGGGCAATGCCCACCCCTTGCCCAGTCCGTTCCGGCGGGTCTACCTGTTCCTGTAGCCTTGCTACAAATTCTGGGGAAAGCGGGTTATACGAAGGGTCTACGCAGGACACCAGCACCGCCCCGTTGCAAGCCCATGCAGGGAACACCTTAGTATTGCCAACTCCGTCAACGGCGTTCAACTTCTCTATATAGTCGGAGATATTGCCCCCGAAAGAAACCGACTCAAACTTTATCCGCTGGCGTTCCCGCAACTCCTCGTCAGTCTCCCTGTCTTCTCCCGCCTTGTATGTCGATACAATTTTTGCTTCGACAAGGTATGCGATGGTGTTGACCGGCAACAGGGTGCCGACATACTCATTCCCGGCGGTACCGTCGGTCTCACATTCCAGTATATGCTGCCCGTCGATGTCACCGGTGTACCTGAAGTAAAGGGGCGCGTTTTGGTTGACCGTGCAGAACCTTGACCCCACGGGGATGCTCAGATCCTCAAGCACATAATTCCCGTCTGCGTCTACGGCACGGCTGCCGTCCTCAAGGAGCTTGTAGCACTTGAAAGTCCCCGTGCGCTGGGCTTTTGTCGCGTCGCTCCGTACAAGCCCATTGTCGGCAACTCGGCGATCAAGATTATCCCCCGTCGCCGTCATAAAAAAGGTCTGGTCTTGCATTATGTCCATTTTGACATAAGCTTCAGCCAGCTCCAGCGCAAGAGGAGCCATGGCATCGTAAATAAGGGAACCAACACGTTTATCCACGCTGTTAAGCAGCCGGTGAGACAGGCACCGGCTCATTATATCATCAAAAGAATTCCCCTCACTGTAGGACATTCACATTCCCCTCCATTTCACCGTATATAGTTCTGACCGTAAAACGCACGTTACAGAAATCCTTTTCTTTTACAATGTCATTCACAGTAACATTAAGAACCCTGTCATCCTGTGTCAGAGCATCGGAAAGCGTATTCTCTATTCCGGCCTTTATTTTGCCAAACTCTGCCCCGATATACTGCTCAAGCTCTATCCCGTAGTTATCATCATAGATAGGGTTTGAATACCGCTCGGTACACAGAATATGGTAGATAGCCTGCTTCACGGCATCCAGTCTGTCGGTTTTACTCCCCAGAGCATCATCAGCAAGCTTCCATGTCAAAGACGGCTGCCGGTAGAATGAGATTTCTCCGTCGCCGAATTCACCGTTAAGTTCCGGCACCATTAATCTTCCTCCATACGTTCCGCAACGTAATACATTTGGAAATTGTTGAAGGCAAACATAAGCACCTTATCGCCTATTTTCAGCTTCGGGTGTATTTCAATCACAACATATTCCTCGTAATCCGTGCCGCAGCCATCTTTGTGCACATCGTCAGTTTCCTTATCCCGGATTGAGTGGTTATGTGAAGGGTCGGTAACAACAACTTCTGTACCGTCGATGGTTTCCGCAGTAATGCCCGTGCTGCTGTACTCTGTAGACTGATTAATTTTATGGGTATGAGGAATTTTAACCTTGTGCGGGCGGCACATCTGCCCAAGAAAAAGGAAATCCTCGGTAAGGATTATATCGTGACCAATATCTATTTTAAGCGGCTCAGTGCTTACAACTACACCGTATATCATCGTATCCTGTCTCGGAACTCTCGATACACTGCGTATTGCGTTTACCATCCGTATAACGTCGTTACTGCTCACAATACCTCCGTCATTGCCGTGGCTTCCACATCAAGCGTCATTGTATGCCGCCCCGGCTCATAATCGTGCGTCGCGCTGACAATATACATCTTATTCCGTACCCGGAGCTTTTCTATATTCAGCACAAATCCGGCTCCTGCATACATTCCGTTAAACCCCAGCGCCTTTACGCTCATTGATTTTGTGGGCGACTTCCAGAGCTGCAGGGCAATATCCGTAAAAGCTTCCACCTGCGCCGTGTTGTATCCTTTCTGCACAGTCTGGACCTTACGCAAAAGACCGTAGCGGGCAAGTGCCACTTTATCCTGTGTCGCATATACAATATGCTTTCCTTTCGCCTTACCCCCGTTTGTTTCGTCACTGTCTGCAACACAGATAATCTCATTGTAAGTATCCGTGTCTATATCAAGGGAGTAATCATAATTCGTAAGCAGCGACTGCTCCCCGATAACAAGCGGGTTTCCTGCAAATTCCCCGTTCAATCCGTACTGGTATGCAGCCCCAATTTCTCCCAATTCGATTTTCCCGTGGTTATCCCGCAGGAAGTACCGGGTTTCCGTGCTCTGGTCGTTCAGTTCAGAAATGTAGTGGTTAATCATATCAAAGTACGATTTATCCACAAAAAGCTGCTGTGACAACATCGCAGCGGGAGGCTTCACCCCCATTCCGATTTTATACCCCATGCCGCACTTTCCGCACAGTTCGGAGAAAAACGCCATAAAAGCCTTTTTCCCACCCTCCACAAAATAGAAATCATGATTTTGCAGATAGCGCAGGCTGTCATAGGCAAGTACGTCGTAGGTATCCCCCTCAGATGTACTCAACTTGAATATATTGCCATAAAAAACCTTTTCCCCATCACAGCGGAAGTCTACCAGAGACCCAAGACTTAACAGCAATATTTCGTTAGGGTCTCTTTTCAGCGTAAAGGTAAGTCTCCCCGGCTGAGCTTCAAGTGACGTTGTATAACTTGCCTTTACCAGCAGTTCCGTCACGTCATACTGGGCTTTACTCTGAGATTCCACAATGTACATTGTGCAGCTCATTTAAATCTCCAGTATATCCATGCTTTCGCCTACCCAGCTGTCAGGCACAATCAGCTGTATCCCGGCTTCTATGACATCACCAGAAAGCTTATCCCTGTTCTTTTCATACAATGCCCGCCAGTCGTCAGTCCCTCCGGTAAGCTTTTTCGTTATCCCCGTGATAGTCTCCTTTGCCTTGGTGGTGTACGGAGAAGTTATCTTTACCTTCATCACGAAGAGCCGGTTTATACGGGGAACTTCAAACAGCACGGAAGGAGTGGCGGACTGTATCTTGTCCAGCACCTTCTCCAGCAGCCGCTTTGATTTTTCAAGGCTTCCGAGCCGCTTTGCGCCGTACTTCCGGTACTCCCGCATCTGGAGTGTAAAATATATGTCCTTTTCCTCTCCTGCCCGGATTTCGTAATTAAACGATTCACAGGTAACGTCAAAAGTAAAGTCGAGCCGCGTCACAATGAGCGTTGCAGGCTTCCTGCTTTTCTGCCAATCAAGAAGCCAGCTTGCATACGTCCATGAAGGTATCTGGTCTACCTGCGCCCAGAAAAACGACTGTATGGTTACAGTTCGCAGCCCGGTATATTGAGGGATACCCACCTGTCCGATTCCTTCCACGTTCGCCGTATCAGACGATGACGGAGAATCGACAGAAAGCGCTTCCGGGTTTATGGGGAATTTCATTGATTTTCCCTCATACTGGAGCATTATATAAATCGGTATCGACGTATCCTGCAGGTACGTATCCATTTATGCACTCTCCAGACTTGCAGCTGCGGCTTCTTCGACCTCACGTGCAAAGTCGCTGAGCATCTTATCTATGTCAGCATTGTTGTTTACCGTAACACCGCCCATATTCACCTGCGGCACCACCTGCGAGAAGTTCAGATTGAATTTTCGCCGTGCCTGTGCTGAAAGTAGTTCCTTGTATTCGTCTGAAAGCTCCAGTACATTTTTATCAGCGGTAACAAGTGCGCCCGTGCTGTCGGTTTTCAACCCCAAATCCGCACCAGAAAGTGAGCTGCCGTTAAGCAAACCCTTTACCCCGGAAAGTTTATCATCGAGCCAGCCTTGCATTTTACCAGAAAGGTTGCTCCCTATTTCCATTCCTTTGTATGCAAAGTCCAATCCACTTATTTTTTGAGTTCTCAAATTGTCAAGTGAAACTTTCTTTTCTCCGAAGGTTTGATTTTCAAAATCCTTCATATTATTCCTAAATGTGTCTATTCCTTTTGACCAATCCTGTCCAAACAGAACACCGATGGCACCTGCGACACTTGACACAATTCCCAAAATTCGGTCAAACACATCAAAGAACAGACGAGCAATAGAACCTACTGGGTCATTAAAAACATTTGCAAGAAATTCGGCAAAATCAATAATAAAATTCCACAATTCAGAGCCAACATTATAAACCAATGATGCCACCGACCCAACAACAGAGCCGATTATATAACCAATAACAGGGAATGTTTTTTCCGAGAATATAAGCAGCGCTGCGATTGCCGCTATCACCGCAACAATCACGGCTACAGTTGCGGTGATAGCGGCAATCGCAGCAATAGCCGCCGCAATTTCTTGCTTGTGCAGGATAGCAAAATACACACCAACAGCAACGGCAGCCGTGCCCAGTGCAGCAAGCGCAATGATTGCTTGGTTTATATGCTCCGTGAGGAAATTAAGCGCTTTGATAATGGTTTCATACCACTTGATTTTCCATTGCATTGTTGAAATTGTGAATAATTGCGTATAAGGGATGAGCGCCTTGCCTATCTCTTCTTTTAAGTCCCCAAAAGTATTATTAAGCTGGATAATCTGCCCCTGCGGGGTTTGTGCAAGGGCTGCATTCATGTCGCCGAAATTGCCCAGTACGTTATTCTGCAACACCTGCAACTTCTGCAATTCCGTGCCTGTCTTGAGTATCTCTTCTTCGGCTTCGGTGAATTTATAACCGCGCTTTGACATACCGCCGACCTGCCCCTGCATGACTTTTCCGAGCATGGTTGCATAGGACTGCATATCCCTTGCGGTCGCGTTTGTTCCAACACCCTGCGCAAGCATTGAGTTGAGAACAGGGGCAAGCCCCTTCAATGTGTCCACATCGTCAACGTAGGTGGCAAGCTCCTGCAAACCTGCCATCTGCATTTCGTCGCCGTAAATGCCAGTACCTTGTAAATCTGACGTCAACTGCTTTACAGATTTTATTTGTTCCTCACTGGCTTTCATGTGGTTCCGCATGACGGTCTCAAGTTTCGTTTCTTGTTCCATCTGGAAACTATAAGCGTCGCTCATTTCCCCAATGCTTGCGGTAACGGAGTTGACAGCGCCCTTCACTGCCTGAAAAGCGGAAACTGCCTGATTGAAGCTGAACAGCTTGCCCAGTCCCTGCGCTTTCCCGCCGAGTGTGTCTACACCTGCCCCGGCGCCTTTTGCCGCCCCCTGCATTTCCCGCAGGGTCGAATTCAGCGTAGTAAGGGCTTGGTTCATCATTTTCATGTTTTGGGAGACTTCATCCCGGAATGAAATTGTGGTATTTATTTTAGCCATGCTTCCTTATCTCTTCCTGTTCCGCCTTGACCCTGTTGTCAATGCAGGCTATGACAAATGCCCGCTCCCGCCGTGGCAGCCCGCAGAATTCGTGGGGCTTCCAATGGAAATTGAGGACGGCATACTCGCAATACAGCGCTTCGCCGTCCTCCGCAATCAGTTTTTTGCTTCGTCCACCTCTTCATCGAACGGCGTGAAGCCGGAAAGCTCCTCAATCTTACTGCCGATATGCTGCACAACACCTGCGGGCACGTGCTTTGTGTAGAAATCCTCCGCAGACACGCAGCCTGTCTTTTTCAGGAATTCCGCATCAGAGAAGTCCGGGGAAACGACACAATGCAGAACTTCCAGCATCTTGTACTTGCCGCTGTCAAAGGCAATTTTCCCCTTTGAATTCACAGAAAAAGCTCGCTTCTGGAATTCATTGTGCTCTGCATTGGTGAGCGCCCGCACCGTAAAGGTGTAGGACTTGCCACCGATTTTGACTTCAACGTCCTGCCGGATATCCTCGACGTTTCCAAGTGTAAGAAATTCTTCAAGTGCGCTCATATAATCTCCTTAGTCTTTGAGTTCAGAAAATTCTTCATTCAGCACCATGTCGCTGAACGTAAAGTCCATTGACTGGTCAAGGATGTCCGATTCAACGTCAAGCTTTGCAAGCTCCGCCCCGTTCAGGTTTACATCTATCAGGGTAAGGCGCTGCTTGCCGATTTCTGCCGTGGGGTCATCATTTGTCACCTGCAGCTTGAAGTACTGGTCAACTCCGGTCCTTGCATAGTCAACCATCATCTTGACCCAGCGGCTGGATGCGTAGTGAATGACCAGCTGGCCGGTACCATCCCAGCCCGTTGCCTTGTGCTGTGTACCGCGGTACCCCAGTGCACGGAAATCGACCTTCTTTTTCTCCATCTTTGCAGAAATCGATTTGCATTCCGCCACTTCAAACACCTTGCCGTCGATGGTGGCATACAGTGTCCCTTCTCTGCCGCTTATGGCATCACGCGCCTTCATATACATAGTATTATCCTCCAAGTTTGGCTGACCTTGAAGGTTCTACGCCGTGCGCCTTAGTTCGTGACGATTACCGTCATGTAGAGCTTTTCCATGCTGTCAATCGGCTTTACCTGCCAGTCAACAAGCACGGAATCCGAATCCTGCCCCTGCCGCACGTCAATATCATCGTTTGCATCAAATTCATCGATGGCCGAAATCCGCATAAGCTCTGAACCGTACTCTGCAAGGTCGGACTTGAAAAGTCCCCGACCCATAGCGCCGTTGTCAACTTTGCCCATGTAGGTATCTTCCCACGTCTCTTTGACCGTGGTACCGATTTCGTCAAGGGTGCGGATGATGCGGTTTTTGCTGAAATTCCGGTCCCTTGTAGCGTGGAAGGTATGCAGGGAATTTATATCCTGCTCAACCTTAATTTTGCCGCTGGTAGACGTGGAAAGCAGGAACTTACCCGCAGACAGTGCCTTTTTAATTTCGGTGCTGCTCATCTCGTTGATGATTTTCGTTGCGCCGTTAATAACACGGGCGGTGTTGCTCTCGTTGAGCCGGGCACCGGCGGAAAGTCCCGCAGTTACAGACACAAAATCAAGCACGGAATAAGTTTCACCGTTAATGACGGCCCCGGAAACTGAATTGATGATTCCTTCATAATCGGCACCGTCATAGTCGGCGACAACACCCTGCACATAGCGGCCTTCATCATCCCGCATAGATTTGATGTACTTGACAATCTTTTCCTTGATGAGGGATTCTGAGGACATACAGGCTACTACCTGCCACTTTGACATGGAAAGCAGGGAAAGGAATTCACTGTAATTATCAGATTCCGAACCGATGCCGTCAGTACCGTCTTCAAGCGGCACTCCTGCCGTAGCTTCCAGCGCTCCGTCTCCGCTGAATGTAACCCAGTCGTTTGCAGAAAGTTCTGCGATTTCAGATACGGTCTGAGAATCCACGACAGAGCCGTCTACATAAGTAACAACGGTGAATGTCAAATCCTCATTGTCAATGACGGCAAAGTTTATGGCATTCCCCTTAGTTCCGGCATACTTTGCGGTTGCCGTAAGGTTTCCGGCAGTTCCTGCAGCACGGTGCCCGCCTTTGTTCATCCTGTAAACAAGCGCCTTGTAACAGTATGACAGCGCGCCGCGAAGTCTTTTTGCCCCGTCATCGTCAACGCTTATACCGATATCCTTCTTACTGTAGCCCATTGCGAAATCCTCTGCAAGGACTTCAATGAGCTGCCCTTCTACCCCCCACGGCAAATCCATCGGAATTGCAACAATTCCACGGTCGCCAACAGTCATGGGGCTTTTCCGGGCGGGGACAAAGTTTATGTATGCTCCCGCACGGACTTCATTCTGCGATGTCCAAGTGCCACCTGCCATTCTTATTCCTTCTCCATGTAGTTGTATTCAAAATCCCCGTCCTTCATCACGGTGAAACTGATTCCATCCTCATTCTTGATAAGGTAGCTTCCGGGAAATACTTTCAAAGTGATATTATCAACCTGAACCACTGTATATGTGACATTCCCCTTCCGGTCCTTAGAATAAGAAACTATCACATTATCCCCGGCAAAATCCATGATTTCATTGAGATTGTTTTTCTTGACCTCGACAGCTTCAATTTCTGTCGGTCTGTGTACGTAAACCATCAGGCCCCCTTTAGTCCTATCTCCAGCTCAATTCCACCGAACGGCGTTGAAGCTGTATTTTCACGGTCATGTACCATCATCTTTACTTTGCAGAAAAAATGCAGCACGCCGTCCTGTTTTTCATAATGCTTATCCTCAAAGCGGATTTTTACATCTCCGCAATCAACGATATTAAAAGCTGAAAGCAGCTTCAAGGCCATTGCATCAAGGCTTTGCTCAAGGTTCAGGTCTGTGCTTGGGTCACTTTTTATCCTGTACCGTAAATCAAATAAATACGTCAGGATGTGGCACTTCCTGCGCTCTTCCTCATCCGATACGTCAATAAGGTGGATGAAAAAATGAGGATATTCAGGCGCAGACTGAGCTTCTTTGTACACGGCACATTCCGGAGCCGTTTTCAAAAGCTGTGAGACTATGGCGTTCTTTATCTCCTCACTCTGCAGTTCCGTCATAAAATCCTTTAAAGCAAAAAAAGTCGGACTTCCTGCGAAATCCGACCTTCAAGGTTCTTGCATTTATTATATACCAAGCCTGCAAAAAAAGCTAGATACTACACAACAAAATCAAGTTCAAGCTGCCTGTCATTTGTCGCTCTCATATTGTGATATAAACCTGCCTGATGCTTCGGTATAAATATTCTCTCAACAGCTTTTTTTTACTGGAGCCGGTCATCCAGCAGCACTCCTTAGCTTTCCCTAAACTCGTATTCAGGATAATTAGCAAGGATAAGAGCTTTTTTTAATGAATAAACAGGATTTTTCCGTGTTATAGGGCTTTTTACATCTTCAATCACCCATGTCCTTGAAAATCTGTCGTAATACACAAAATCTGCGACATAATACCTTGCACGTTTATTTCCGTTTTTCTTAGGACAGATTTCAAAGGGTTTTTGTAATTGAAGATTGCTCAATTCTTTTGCTTTCTCAAGCAGCAGTAATTCAGAGTACCTCGCGGCTTCTTTCTTTGAATCAAAAGTTATGTTATTTACAACAGTCTTGATATTACGGTATTTATTCATATATCTCTTATCTTTCTATCGCTACAAAAACATCTTGCTTTTCTTTTCTGTATGATTCCAGCGCAAAATCAAGCTTACGACGGTCTTTGCTTTCCTGTAAAACAACAATATAGTTGCCGGATTTAACTACCCTGCCCCTTCCAATTTTTCTTACATGCGCTTCCGCATCCTTTTCCAGCAGAAATACACGTCCAGAGCAAAGCCTGTACATCATGCAAGTATATCTACAATGCGAGGAATGGGAATGTGTTTTATGTACAGGAAAACAAATACAATTTTAATCAGTATCAGTACTAGTAGTATTCCCATCAATCCTGCTATTATCTTTGCCCTCTGCTTCAATTTGACTTCGTAAGCTGTCAATTTCGTCGAGTAGTCTGAGAGTTTCCTGTTCGTATTCTCCAAACAGGTATTCAACGCGGCCAACTCCGCCTGCAATTCTTTGACTTGCTCTTGAGACAATTGCAAGTCGCTCTCTGCTATCGCTAACGATGTCGTCAAGACTTGAGACTGTTGCTTCAAGTCGTCCAGCTGCTCGTGCATTTGCTGCGATAACGTCCCCAGTGTCTCTCTGTAGTCCTGTCGTTGCGCAGTCTGTGAAACACACGGAAACACAGATAGCAGCGCAGAGAACAAGAAACCAAGCCAAAATCTTCCCGTCATTCATTTTCCTCCTCCACAAGTTCACTTTTCAGTTTCCTCTTCTGTATGCCAGTTATATTTGTACTTCTTGCAGTCCTTTATGACGCCGATTACCTGCCAGATAAGTGCTGCAAGTTCTGCACCAATGACAGTAAGGTACCAGTAGTCGTGCATAAAAGAATGTGTAAGTTCCTGCTCCATATTCAGTGCTCTTCTAGTTTACGTTCCGTGTACATCGAGGAATCATGAGAGCAGGGTCTACTGTAACCCAGTCCTCTGCAAGCAGGTCTGTTTGACTTGCAAGCCACCCGACAACATAAGAGTCATCAGCTGCTTTCATGTCGATATGTGGACATATTTTTACAGGATATATCCCATAATAATCTCTTGCGCCTCCATTGCGCATTTTATCGCCTGCGACCTTAGAGCCTGTCTGCAGCGTAAGGAACATCCCTTTACCGTTCCATCCTTTTCTTGCAACACATTCACCTCTCTTAAGCCGTGTCAATGCTTCACCAAAATCCATAGCTACTTCAGAGTTTTCCATGTTTAGTCTCCTTCTATTGTTTAACTTACCTCTTGATTCCTGCAATCAAGTTTTCAATAAGTTTAAGTACGGAATCATAGAACACTACACCGATAGAAATGCCGGAAAGTGTAATGAAAATCCAATACAACTTAAAGTACAGCAGTGCACCGCCTGCAAGTCCTACAAGCAGCGTAATAGCAGCCTTAAGTTTAACGTTCTTGATATTCAAAAACGTCTTGACCATCTGTGTAATGCCCACCATGAAAATGGCGACATACATCGCGTTCAGTGAAAATGTTTCAAAGTCCATGTTTAGTCTCCTGTCATGTATGCAAACATGTTAAAAATAGCAGCGGCCACCCCTTCGCATATAAAGCCATACGCCCATGTAACATTACAGCTCGATGGCAACCCAGAAATCAGAGTTATGCCAGCCTGTACCTAACGAAATCGTTTCTCCCGCTTCACAGAGTCTGAACGGCGTAGATGCTAGCGGTGCAAGTATAACACAATCTGACAGGCAAACCCCGGTGCCAGGGTTCTCTGTCGATGTCATGATTATATCACTCCCAAGCTTGAACCCCCGGCTGCTTATGGTTATTAATTGGGAGTAATCACTGGTAACATTAAAGGAAACTTTTTTGACCATGTTTCTTATGTCGCCATGCTTGCACATAACAAAGGTGTTACCACCGCCTGACTTCGACTGTCCTTCTCTGACAACATCAACAGGCACACCGTCAAAAGTAAAATCTCCCCCCTCTGTTAAGGATTGCGACGGGTTTGGGTATCTGTCTACTGCGCCATTCGCCACAGATACCACACCATTACGCCCTAGGACAAATGAAGCATACGGGAGCCCAACAACCGAACCATAACCATTACCAGCAGTACCAACCCCCATCCCACAAGTATCAGCCACTATTGAAATTCCGAAATCTCTAGTGGAGCCGGGTGCTGCCGCCCAGCCGGAACAGAAAAACATGTCGATTCCCGGGTCGGCATCACCAAGCTTATATATTGGGGTAGGGATGGTTATATTATCCCCCGTTTTGGGGAGGTACTTGCAAATGTTGTTATTGTCTCCGCCGCATCTATAAAGAATTCCCATTTTATTCTCCTATCGTATAAATGTAGTAATGCACAAACTTGCCGTCCTTAACGGTCCTGCTGTTTGTGTACACATCAAAATAGCGCCTTCTGAAATGCAGCTTGTTATCAAGAGCATATTTGCAGGCACTGTATTCGTTTGCTTTAAGCAATCCGCATGTGTTACTTACGCGTTTGCTTACCTTCGCACCGTTACAAAGCCATGACAGTAGAGCAGTGTCGTTGAGGACTGTATAGTCACTCTTAATCCACTTCATGTCAAAGGCTTTGTTTACAGCGTCTACCAAATCAACTTTGTTTCCGCCGTGACTTATATTGTATTCTTCAGCAATGGAGCAGAGCGTAAGAAAGAAACATCCTTCCTGCATACCCCACAGCTTATTCTGAATCCCTTCCCATCTGCTAGTCATGGCTGTATACCTTCCTTGTCCGCACAAGCATATTGATAAGCTCCGCTGTCCATTTGTCCATTCGCTCTGCGAACTCCCGCGTTTTGAATAGCTCCTGAATATCCTGCACGTTGTACACGATATTCCTTAAGATCTGCTGCTTTGCGGCAACATACACTTCATCTTCCCGGATATGGTTGTGCACAACCCAGCGGACAACCTCATCGTATATCATTTCCAGAATACAACGCGTCTTCCATTTGTTCACATCCGGGGCACCGGCATCTATTTTCTGTGCCAGAGCCATAATAAACAGATACGCGTTATCCATCTGCTGTTCTTTTATCGCCTCTTCCTTGCTGACTGCCCCCAGCGTGACATACTTGGTATGAATTCCGAGCAGCCCGCGCTTAGACAGCGTAACACCGACAAAAAATACCAGTAGTATGATGCACAATGCAAGCGGCGCATTCGGACTGTTTATCAGGTCAACAAGCCACTGCATCACTCATCCTCCCCTTTATTTTCACCCTCTTTTTCCTCCGGTTCCTTCCCAAAATCAAACAGGCTGTTATCAGCATCACGCTCTTTTTTTTCTTCTTCAAGGCGCTTTTTTTCCTGCTCCACATCCTGCACGGCCGGATTGAATTCCAGCAGGGTTTTCTGTGATACGCCCGTGGACTGCAGTTTAACAGTATCATCAATGAGGGCAGACTGGTTTATCAGCATGGAGCGGTCAAGTTTTACCAAGGCTTTATAACTCTGGGCAATGACAAAGGCTCCGTGTCCGGAAAACTCCCACCACTTATCAAAAAAGTACTTAAGCTGGTCGATAAAATCCTGAAGATGGCGCTCCAGACCGTCAGTATATGTATCCAAATCCTGATACAGGGATTTTATCTCAAGCTGGTTAGGATTTCCGCCAAATCGTGCATCCTGCGTATCCACCCCATAACCGAATTTATAAATATCTTTCCGCAGCGCGTTCAGCTTTTCAATGTATGACTGTATCTGTGTCTGCGCCTGAATAAAATGGGCATCCCCGTCCGGGTCAAGAGATACTGTCCGAGTAACTTTTGCAAGCTCCCTGGCTTCCAGCAGGTCTTTTACGTTCGGCGACACACCTTTCAGCACCAGCAGGGGGTCTAAGTCATCTATAAGGCTGTCGACGGAATTTGAATCCATCTTTTCGTACGAATCAACCTGTTCCTTGATGAAGTTCAAAAGCGGCTTTTCATCATCCGTAGCCTTGAGGAAAATATAAGGGACTTTTCCCCATGATACACCGCCGGTCATGTGGCTGAAAATCGGATTGTCTTTATCATCAACAAGTGTCGTTTCCGGCTTGTATCCGTCCGTAGCGTTAAAAAGAATCCGTTCGCTTTCCGTCCAGTATTCGGCGTACTCCGTCCGGTCCGGGGTGATAGAATTATATTTTAGCCGGTAAAAGTTATACACGAGCCGGTCGAGGTGTGTATGCTGCCTGTCATGCCAGACTGGATATGTCATTTCCGGCGGGATGTCTTTTATTTGCAGGTCGCCGTTTTCATCAATCCACAAATAGCCCCATGCGATGCCGTTAAGTATAGACTGGCCGCCCAGCTGATAGACGGTTTTAAAAAGGGAACGGTCACAAAAATCCTTCCACGCTATTCCGTATTCATCTTTTGTGAGGTCAACTTCTTTTGATTCTGCCGTGGAAAGTTTCAGGACAAATGTCTTTGCAAAAGCATAATTCTGCTTCTGCTCAACAAGCTGTCGCAGGAATCCTGATTTTTGCTTTGCATTATTTGCAGCAGGATTTTCATACGCAACTTTCTTTTTGTCGTAGTAGACACGTTTTTTAAGTTCAATGTCTGAATGACCGTCAAAATACTTCTGGGCAGTTTTCATATCCCTGATTTTTGCGTCATTCTTGCCGTTTTCAACGATTATCTGAGCTATATCTGAGCTGCTCAGTGAAGGTGAGAAAATAGTACTCTCGGTCTGTCTGGTAAGTGTTTCCATTGCGCAAACGGACCTTAGAGGTACTTGAAAGCATTATAGCATAAAAATATTAAAAGGTCTATAAAAAAAATAAGGGGGTTTTTTCCATGCCCCTTGATAATTCAAGTATACACTATTTTTTATATACTGTCAACACTTTTTATAAACTATTTGGTATTTTTTTATAAACTTTGCTTTACATAGTATAAAAATTAGTGTATATTAAGAGTATGAATACAAGGGAATACATTCGTTTGTGCTGCGTGAAATGTGGAAACATCTCAGAAGCTGAACTGGCAAGAAGAACAGGCCAGACACCACAAAACATGAACAATAAATACAAACGAAACACGTTCAAGGTCTCAGAGCTGGAGAAGGTAGCCGCAGCCCTTGGCGCTGAACTTGAAATCAAGTTTATCGACAAAAAAACAGGGGAGCCGATTATATGAAAGAAGTGGACGCGTACTGGAAAGAACAAGAAATCGAGGTCAAAAAAATGAATAAGCGGAACCTTGAAGTCTTGCGTAACAAGGTTAAAGAACTTGAAGAGATGTCAAAAGACTTCCCGCCGCCTAAGATGCCAAAGTATACAACATATCCAGCTTCATCTGGCTGTCAAGCGGCAGGTCACGACAATTAGCTGAACAGCTTGGAGCAGATGAATTCGCTCTGCTTCAGGCCGCTATCTTTTACTGCCTTCTGTAGTTTTTTTTGCTGCTCCGGGCTGCAGCAAAAGGATACCGTGACGGCCTTGCCGCTGTCATCCTTCGGCTTGCGCCCGGCGTTAGGGCGTTTGCCGCCCCTGTTTTCGATTTTGTCGCTCATTCTTCCTCGCAAATCTCAAATGTGCAACCTTTCCATTCCTTTGCGCTGTCTGATTCAACCCACTTCTCAGCTTCTTCTTTTTGGTCAAAAAAAAGAAATGAATCATAATCATCTGTCGGGGTATTATCTCTGCTTACTGTGTACTGCTCAGGATAATTATCAATATTCATCCTTTCTGCAAGAATATAAAATTTAGCCATAATTTCCTCCTTAACAGAACTCCCCTTGCCCTGTTAAGTATATAATAGCACAGTATCTTTGATTCGTCAATAATTTTTCAAAAAGTTTTTATAGGCAGGGAACCTTCTAAACTAAAAAAGCCCCCAGAACTGGGGGTTTTATCGTCCCTTCCAGAAGGCGCTTATCGGCGTTCCGTTGACGTGCATCTCATAGCGTTCTTTTCCCAGTATGGCCTTCTGCTGGTCGCTGCCGATAGTCTCCAGCCATTCCTTGTATGTCATACTTTCCGGCACGTCATAGATTTTGTGGCCCTCATCGTATGCCGCCCGCGTCGCCTCTTCAAACATAGCATCAATGTCGTCTTTTTCAAAGAACGGGATATGAGTACAGCGGCAGTTGCCGCACCAGACGGGAGTAGAGCCGTCACGCCTTACAAGCAGAGTGTGCCACTTCGGAAGCTCGACACAGTAGACCATTTCTTTTCTATGGCTTTCGACCCCGCACACATTCAGATGTATACGGCTGCCGTCTTTTTCCAAAAAATAAAAGTTCATACCGTCTATCTTAAAATCCTTATGGATTTTAGAGGCAGTATAAAATTCCTTTCCCCCGAACAAATTAAAAGACTTCTTGAAAATACTTATGTTTTTTGAAATTTGCAAAAACATATTGTGATTTTCTGTCACGCGCAGCGATAATTCATCTTTCAACAGTTTATTTCTATACGCAAATCTTATCATTGTACCGCTGTACAAGTAAGCGATTTTCTTAACAGCCTTTATATACTCTGTTTTTTTCAGGTTTTTTGGATTTGCAGAAAAATATTCATCATCATCTGTACAATCCTTGAACAGCTTCCAGCCGTCTTTTGTGAGAACTTCGGTCTTTCCATCATAGCAGTTCGGGTGCATGACAGGGAAATTCACTCCTTCTTCCGCATACCTCATATCATGCACGGTGCCGTCCAGCGCCCCGCAGGTCGGACAGGTGCGTTCGTCCAGCCCGCATACAAACTGGTATTTCTCTATGCCATGCTCTTTGTATGAATCGTATGCAGCTGAGTTCATCATGTGGATGGTCTCTGTACGTGCCAGCCGCTCGCAGTTCCGGTAGTCCTGCCCGTACTTTGTCGCCATAGCGTCCGCAATCTTGCGGGGGTTGTGCCCCTGCGCGATACCCGTAAGCAGCTCGTTCTCAATTGACGTGAGCAGCCTGCCCTTATCCTCCCATATCCTGCCAGAGTAATTTTCACCAAGCCATTTTTCATTTACGGCTTTTGTAAGTGTGTCGTCGTCCGGGGCTGAGTATCCCTCTGAAAATCCCAGCCCTTTGTCTATCGTGTAAGAAGTCTGTGCATGAGCTTCTGCATAGGCTTCCTTCATTGCCTTGTCATAGGCTTTATTTTCTTCCGCAGCAAGTTTGATGACAAGATGCTTGAGCCGAGCTTTCACTTCTTCCAGACGAGACATATAGGCACGTGCAGAAAGCCGCCTTAATTCGTCACGGTATTCCCTGCTCATCTTTTTCCCGATTTTCGCAGGGTCTGCAAAATCGTAATAACGCTTAATTTCTTCCTGTGCCGATTTCAGCTGCTTGGGGTCAAGTCTTTTGTGTACTTCCGCAAGGGTAAGCCCGTTTTCTTCCGCATAGCGGCCGTAGAATGCCTGTATTTCCTTTTCCAGTTCTGCAAGAGAATTCTTGTATACCTTCTGCATGTCCCGCAGCAGCTCTTCGGTGGTTTTATCTGCGGCATCTTCAGCACGGAAAGCCCGGTCAATCCAGTACTCGGTGTTTTTAGAGCGCCATGTCCTGTTTTTAAAATGTTCAAAAGTAGCCTTATCCAGCGGCTTGTTTTTAATCGATTCCATGTGGCGCTCCTCAGCCGATACCATGCTTCCGGCAGAAATTTCCGAACTGTCTTTCAAACCTGAACGGCATCTGCTGCTGGATACTGTCAATGCTGGTTGTCAGCATAAAATGACCGTCATACCAGCCGACTTCCTTTTTATCTTTACCCTGCCCCACGACTATGCGGTGCCCGTACTCAATATCCGTTGCATATTCCATAGGGTTCAGTATTTCGACGGATATTTCCCGCCCGCGGCCTGTTATATCTCCAAGCTGCCACGCATTTCTTAATGCACCGGTATCTTTAGGCGTTTTTGGCTTTGTCTGCCGGATAACTCTTTCCGCCATTTCAATCAGGAAGTCTTTCAGGAATGTGTCAAAATCGCTTTCCAGTGACTGGCACTGCTTTCGGAACTTATCAAACTCCGAGAAATCTACGACAAACCCCATCAGTCATACCATCTGCAATGATAGCAGTTCTGTTCGGCTTCCGTAGGCTCATACGGAGCTGCCGTAAACGTAACCTTGCCGCCGTTCCTTAAAACTACACCCGTGACGATTGCAAACACGTCCCCCGGAGTAAGCACAATCTTTGAATTCTTTTCAACGGTAAGGATTTTCGAACTGTCACTGTGTACCAGCCTGACATCATCGCAGGTTATGGTATACACACCTTCTTCCTGTGATACGCTGTCAATAATGATTTTTTTGTACAGATGCCAGCCGGATGCAAGCCGCCCGTCATCCTTAGTATACAGCCCGTTCACAAGGATCCTGAACGATACCGGCGCATCAGACACTGCATAAACAAATTTTACCTCATGGCCGGATTCACTTACCTCCGGGATGTATGCCGCCGTGGATTCCTGCTGCACCCCGTCGATATAGCATTCAGAAATGTTATACCCGTCTATTGCCGGAGCCTGCATTTCAAACGGCTGCCCGGCTTCACATTCCTGAACATTCTTAGGCTGGATTTCCGTATCGTCTGAAAAATAGCCGATGGTAATGCGGACGCTCTGTTTTGGCGGCAGCGGCGTAGGATCATCATTTTCAGTGCCATTCATCTGCATAAGCACTTTCTTTCTTCCCTGTGATACGACAGGATTGCCGCAGCGTCCGCTGTATGTTGCGATTAATGAGCCGTCTGAGCCTGTTTTCTTTGCTACAATAAAATCATTATTCCGCACGTCCACCCACAGCTGCATGTGGACCGTAATAGACTGGATAATCGGCTTTACATCGACAGTCGTAGGATCTGGATTGTCGGTAGAAGCATAGGCAACATGACAGGGGATGTTTGAATACACCTCCTGCAGTTTTCCGTCAATATCACGCTTTATATCGATATAATCAGTATCGACGTATTGAGAGATTATGCCGCCTATCCGCCCAAAATCAATGCCAGCCACTTATTTTTTCCTGTGAAAAAGAAGTTTCATTGCAAACCGGAAACGATACTTAAAGGGGGCTTCTTCAAGTTCCCTTATCAAGTCTTTTGCAGTGTCTTTTCTTTTCTGCTGCAAGGCGTTGAAAGCCTTGCGAATCTGCCTTGTAGACCTGCCGCTCATACTTAGTCCAGCCTGTAAAGTTTTTTGAACCTGTTCAGTTCAGTTGCGTGGGATACCTTATCCTCTATAGCGGTCTTAAATTCCGTCCCGCTGGTAAAGGATACACTGCGGCCGTCCTCAGAAATGCTGGAAACAGCCCCGGAAACCGTACCTCCGGGGCTTCTCGCTTGCATGTCATGGTACGCATCTACTGCCATCTGGCAAAGGGTATAATTCAGTTCAGCCGGAAGTTCCGAGATATTGCAGTAGTTTAGAATAGTCTGTCTGGTCATGCCGATATACACGGAAAAAACGGCATCCTTTTCCGTGCCGGAAATTCCCAGTAATGCCTTTACAGTGGCCAGATAATCAAATCCTGCGGTCTCTTCACTTCCGTCCATGCTACTTCTTCCCCTTTTTCAGCTTCTCCGCGTCCGTCTTTCTCGGTTTTGCAGATTCAGTCTTCTTTTCTACAGCAGCCTGTTCATCTACTTCAACCGGGATAGGTTCTGCAGCCTGTGCCGGTATTTCCGCAGATTCTTTCACCACATCAGCAGGTTTTGCTCCAGCAGCATTCACGGCACCGGACTTTTTAAGTTCCTCTGCCGCTCTTGCCGCTTCAAGCCTGCGCCGCATGATAATATTCCGGTTGTATTCCGTGACCATGCGACGCTCCCTTAGATAAGGTGTTTCAGTGCAACGATACCGACGTTCTTCAGGTCGGTAGTTGCCTGTGCCCAGAATGCGCCGGTTGCAAGTTCCTCATCGCTCGGAGTTTCGTATACAAGGTCGTTTGCCCTTGCATTCCAAGTCAGCCCCTTCGGGTGCAGAATCTTTGACTGGCGGGTGTAAATTTTCGTGGTGGAAGCTTTCGCTTCACGCTCCATCTCGGTGCCGATGAATCCGGGCGGGGTACCGATACCACGCTGGATGCAGCCACGGGCAAGCAGGAACGTGGTGAAAATGTCCACGCCCGCAACACCTGCCGTAGTGGTCGCCGCAGTAGCCGTAATGGTTGCGCTTTCAGAAACGCTTGCGGTCGGCTGCGCACCAGTTCCGGCAATTTTCTGGGTGAAGGTAATCACTCCAGAACTTGCCGTGACGTCATAAACCTTCGTGATTGACGGGCGGGCAACAAGTGCATTCTTGAGCGCCGTAGCAACTGCAGCAAGGTCAGCGTCGTTAGAAGTAACTGTATAAGAAACACCGGCAACAGTGACAACATCATCGGCGGTAAGAGTGCCGCCCAGCGTAACAGTGTACACGCCCTTAGTGCCTCCGGAGCCAACGTCAACAGGTGCGGAATCATCGCAAATCACGTTATAGCCGAGGTATGTCGGCATAGCAATCTTAGCGTCTGCGGGCTGCACGTAATTGATGAGCTGCTGCTTCTGGAGTTCGGTGAAGACAGCGGAGTGCATGTAAATCAAAGACAGATTATCGGCAGCATCTCCGAGGAGCTGCTTTGCATCCAGCACCTTCTTACCGTCGATGGTCTTCTGGGTTTCGCTGGTAATATCCAGAACGTGGTCAGCCATATCACTGGAAGCGATAACACCCTTCAAAATCGCCATAAGGTTGCGCTTTTCATCGTTGCGCCACCAGCGACCGACCTTAGCGGCAAAATCACGGGCGGGGTCATCGGCTGCAAAAGAATGCGCAAGGTCGTGGAAGCCCCATGACTTCTCACGCATAATCTTTACGCCGATTTCCGCATGGGAGCCGACATTTTCGGTCTCGCTGTCCTTCTGGGCAGTGTAGACGTTTGATTCTCCGGTGAGGTCTTCCCACTTCGGCATGGTGAACGTGGTAGCGCCGCCGCTGGAAAGCATATCGTTCAGCGTCGCGTTATTCTCGACTGCGCCTGATGCAACAATCTCCGACTTTTCAGTAGTCTCTTCAAGAACGTACTGAGTAAAAAGCTCCGGGACAATCACGTCTTCCGGCTTTGTAACCTTATCTGCCATCTGGCTTTTCTCCTCTTTTGGCAGACCTTAGAGGTACGAATTGCCATTCTTTTATTTACCACGGGGCTTTTTTGCCCGTAGCTTCCTTGTACAGGGCGCGGGCCTTCTCAGGGTCAGTCTTAAAAAGCCTCCCCTGTTCCGTCATGTTACCCGTCTTGAACGGGTTTGCTTCCGGTGCAGCTCCGGCAGGTTCTCCCGGCGGAGTTCCCTGCGGGGCAGCCTTTTTTACTTCCGGCTTTACGGCTGACATGGCAAAAACCTGCTCCAGCGCCTGCTCCATCGTGGTGTTTTCGTCAACAAGCCCCTTGGCCATGCGGACGATTTTTGAAACGTCCTCAGCTTTCTTGCCTGTTGCCTTTGTCAGTGCCGAAATCGTTGCTTCGAGTTCAGCATTCTTTGCTTTCAGCCCTGCTGTTTCACTTGTAAGGGCATCCAGTTCCTTTGCCTTTTTCTCCGCATCGGTCAGGGTTGCATCGTATGCTTCCTTGAACTTTGCAAGCTTGTCTTTTTCATCAGGTTTAAGTCCAAGCAGCGCCAGCAGTTCCTTTTCAGCCTTCTTCTGGGCATTATTAAGGATTCCAGCTGAATGCCGGTCAAACTCTTCCTGAGTTTCAAAGGTTTTAAAAGGCTTGTTTTCCGCTCCATTTGTCTGTTTGGGATTTTCTGCAGGAGTGTTTGCAGGTGTATTTGTGCCGCCATTGTCCGCTGGCGTTGCGGCTGCCTGTGGATTATTATTCTCCATAGTGTTTGCTCCTTGTAGGATATTTAAAAACAGAAAAGGTCAAAGGCTTTACAACCCGCTGACCTTAAAGATTCTTGACGGTTTCTATTTTTTTTATTGCAGGGGGCGGACTTGAACCGCCGACATTTTGGGAATGGGCCAAACGAGCTAACCGGCTGCTCTACCCTGCTGCATAAAGGCAAATACCGGAAATCAAACCGGAAAAGACCTTTTTATGACACCTTCTTGATTGCAGCTGCTTTCTTGACTTCCAGCCCCTCAATTTCAACATCAAAAGAAGTTTTGCAGCAGCGGCAGTAGATTTCATTCCTGACAATGCTCTTGTCTGTGATTTTAAGCAAGGGCTTCCCGCAGAACGGACAGCGGAACCAGTTCTTCAAATCATCCCCCTTTGAAAATAAAAAAAGTCCCGCCGGATTTTCTGCGGCAGGACTTGAAGTCTCTTAATGGATACAAATTATAAATAAAGTATAAATCAAGTGAGAAAAAAATGCAATAGTTTATTTTTCAGCCGTTCAAATAATCGTAATATCTCCATAGATTTTATTTTGCTGATTCAAATTCCTTTTCTGTTCTCTATGTCAGTTGAAAAAGCTGAAATATGATGTGCATTTAGATTTTCCGTTGCTCCGCATTTTCTGCAAGCATAGCAATCTCTTTTGAATATAGCTTTTTGCCATGTTCTGTACGCTCCGCTTTTCCGCTCTTTCTCGTTTTTGTTTGTTTTTTTTCTAAAAAATATCTTTCGCAGAAAAACATCATCATAACAGATTCTACCGACAACATCTCTTATATGTATATCCGAAAAACTGTCTAAATACTCATAATCATCTTCCTCAAAACCTGCGAAAGCGAAATAGTATTTTATTTGCTCTGTTATCGGTAGTGTATCAATATCTTGATAAAAACCTTTTTTCACCTCTGAAAATAAATAATTCAAATATTCATCGGTAAAGATACTGTTTTTAAGACTGTTAATAAGTTTAGTTGTAAAAGGTCTATAATCACCACTCATTAAAATTTCTTTCATGCTTATATTATACCATTCAAATTCTTAAACTTGCAAACCAAATTTTGAAATTTCAGAACAAGCATACCTAATGCTGTCGGGAATATGGCTGAACTCGTGTTCTGGCTTGGGAAGAATAGCCCCACTAAGGCGGTCTTTCTCCCACGCATAATTGCACAATGATTCAATCGTGTGCTGACAGCGTGGGTGTACGATTATCTCAAAATCTTGCAGTTTCTGTATTCCCGACAAGACAGAGCCAGCACCTTTTTTTACGGGGCGTATTCCTGTTACCGACAAAAGTTGCAGTTCCCTTATCGTCCGTGGGTCTTCCGAATCTGCATAGATGATAGTGTTCCCGAATCCGTTGTCAATCAGCATTTGCGCAATCTTGCGGTTCTCCATCATCTTCTCGTAATGCTCGAAATATATATAAATCTTGTAATCCTTGCGGTCTACATACATAGCCGTAAATGCAGTTTCGTCCGTATAGCCGAAGTCCATTCCGCAGCACTGCACAAAAGCGGTCTGCCCCCTGTCCGTCCGCTTGTTTCTATTCTTCTCCACCAGCGCCTGTATATCAAATTCTTCTTCCCGCCAATTCTCAAATATAAGCCCTTCGGCAATGCCCCATTCCCCCAAGCCCTCTATGCGGTAGCGGCGGGGGTTCTGAACCTTCATCTTCTCATAACGGGCTATATCCTTATCAGAAAGAAACTCATTTTGCTTATATGTTGTCGTAAGTGCCAGAACATCATCATCCTGTACGTCGAAAAACCGACGCTTTGCAAAATGCCTGTCAGACCATGGATTGAATGTCATCACAATCTGATGAAACAAACCATCCGGTAGCCGCCCACGGATAGACATATCTACCTTGTCAAAATCACTCTCGCTTGATACCTGAAAGAATTCTTCAAACCATACAAAGCAAAGATACCCGATAGATACGGTGATAGAAGTAATTGACTGAACATCATCCATCCCTCGGAAAAGGATAACCTGCCCAGTAGGAATATAAGTTAGCGTCAAATCACCTTTAGGGATTTTCCATTTAGAATCTAATTTAAGTTGATGTATTGCCCATATAAGCTCTGCTCTGGTAGAATCCCTGTGAGTATTCCAGTATCGGCGAATAACAACCATTGAAGGGAAAGCATCCGTTCCCTCTTTCAGCGCCTTCTCTCCAAGCTCCACCATAAGGGCAGTGTAACGCAGCGCAACGGTTTTTGACTTTTTACTTCCGCGAGAACCTTTTATTACTATATATCTTTTATCTCGGCAATTCCAAAACCTTGTATATCCTTTGCCGACCATCTCTTTAAGGCTGTGCCGAATTTTCTTCATAGCTGAAATTCACAGACCTTAAAGGTTCTTTGTATTTTTGTTTTACTCCGTATCTGGCTCTAAGTCATTTACAAAAACATGGAGCGTCTGCTCGCTGCTTTGTTCTGAATTTACCTGTGCCGTCATATCAAGGTACCTAGGTACTTTCCCATCAGTCCTGTCAAATATTTCCTTAAGTGCCTGTAAGCGTACCTGTGGCGGGTAACTTTTGTTTGTTGCAAGCTCCACAACAGCCATAGCCAATACCATCTTGCCCTTATATTCACCAGTAATGGTTCCGTCTTTGTCTTTCTGTACGAGCTTTAATTTCTTAACAGCCTTTTCCAGCATATCAGCATAACAGGCGCCTTTTTTTGGCCTACCTTTTGGATTGCCAGACTGCCCTTTTGCAAATGGCATTGATACTCCATTGTTTTTCAGTGTTTTACCATAAAAACACCTGTTTTCACTCAATTGTATGATATTTTTCACGTTTTTTCAACAAAAATTATATTTTTTTGATTTATTTTATAACAAAAAGGCCGGACTTCATTTGAGAAATCCGGCCTAAAAAAATTAGGCTTCAGGGAAAAGCTTCTGGTGTATATATTTGCTCACCGTAAGACCTGCGGATTCTGCAAGACATTCAAGACGTGCTTTTTCTTCCGCCGTAAGCCTCACGGCAACTTGCAAGCTTTTAGGAGCTTCTTTATAAGCTCCCGTTGTCCCTTTTGGTCTCCCCTGTCCCTCGCGCTTACCTCCCCAGTTCGGGGAGTACTCACGGTCAAGGGTCTTTTTTGCCCCCGCCATCACTTTACCACCAGAAAGACAATAAAGAGAGCAAGTGCAAGCGCACGAAAAACAAGCGAAAGCACATTTACCTGCGTCTTTGTAATCATTGACAAAACCTCCTTAAAGAGATATTGTAAAAGCCGGACAAGAGCGCCAATCTTGCCCGGCTTTTTGGCTATCTCTACTTAAAAAGCAGAGCCAAAAGGGCTACTACAAACAGGCCGAAGTTGATAACAAGACCCGCGATGTCTGTCCAACTCGGCCTTTCTTTTTTTTCACCCTTGTTTTTGTGTTTGGCCATCTAAATCACCATCCTTAGCAAGTGAAGCATCACTTGATGATTTAATAATAGCACATCTTGTTTATTTTGCCAATGTTTTTAATCATCTTTTTTTTCACTCTTCTAGACACCCGCTTGTTATGGGCCTGTTGTTTTCTTTTGCCCATTTTGTGTAACGCCTGCGGATGACATCGCAGTAATGCGGGTCAAGTTCCATTAACCGTGCTTTTCTGTTGTTTTTCTCACAGGCTATAAGCGTTGTCCCTGAACCGCCAAAAAGATCAAGTACAATATCTTCAGCCTTTGAACTATTTTTGATCTGGTATTCAAATAATTCTATAGGCTTCATTGTCGGGTGTTCTGCAGACTTTGAAGGCTTTTTGCATTCTATCACAGTAGTCTGTTTTCTGTCGTTATACCAGCAATGTGAATCCCCATCTATCCAGCCATAAAGACAGGGTTCATGTTTCCACTGGTAATCCTGTCGCCCTAAACACAAGCTGTTTTTATTCCATATCAATGTCTGTCTTAATGTCAGACCTGCGTCTTTTAATGCCTTGCGGAAGTTCAAGCCTTCGCTGTCAGCATGCCATACATAAAAGCAACCACCGCTTTTTGTAAACCTTCCGATATTCAAGTACATTTTATAAAGGAAATTATAAAACTCTGTATCTTCCATGTGGTCGTTCATGATAAAAGCACCGTCTGTTCTTCGGTGTCTTTTCTCCATACTCATTATCGAACCACCCTGTCCTAAGTTCACATTATAGGGTGGATCAGTAAGGCTCAAGTCTGCTTTCTGACCGTCCATAAGTCTGGCAACATCTTCTTCGCTTGTGGAATCACCACACATCAAAATCGAATTTCCAAGCTCGTACATCTCACCGAGTTGTGAAACAGCCTCTTCTTTAACTTCTGGCACGTCTTCATCGCCTATTGTTTCATTGTCTGGTTCTTCTGTACTAAACTCAATTACGCCGCATGGAAGCTCAAAATCGGACGTATCTATTTCAAAGTCTCCGATAAACTCAAGAACGCTTTCTTTCGTCATCGTACCATAATGGGAATTAAGCCTAAGAAGCAGGTCTTTTGCTGACTTTTCATCCTTACAGTCCACATAGACAACCGGAAGCTGTGGAACCTGGTATCCGTCAGCTTCTAGCTTTTTCAGCGCAAGCATCCTCCCATGGCCGTCCAAGCAATGGTTTATGCCGTCATGCCTCCACACAAAGAACGGAAATGAAAAGCCGTATTTTTTTATTGACTTGATAATCTTTTCAATATCAGAATCGTCCCTCTGTTTAAGCCCGCCTTGAAACTCAGTAAGCTCGTCAAGCTTTAAGAAATCCTTGCATTCGCATGTAATTTTCAATGTATTCTGCATAGCTATTTCCTTTCTACATCAAAAAAAAAAAAGCAATAGCTTTATTGGTAATTACATATTTCTCAATAAAAGCAAACGGCAGATTCGTTGATTTCATAAAAAACCCCTTGTTTTGCAGTGTACGTGCAATTTACAAGGGGTTTATGCGTTCAATCAACTTGAACTGACTTGAATCGCCTGTTGAATCAGGGCTTTAACTGATCTTCTCACGCTGGAAGCCCCAAAAGCTCCCGTCCGTCACCGATTCCGACCTTCATGTTCCCGCCCCACAGTCCGGCAAGCTCCGTCTCCGGGATGTCCATCTCCCTGGCGGCCTCGCCCTTATCATGCACCCAGCCGTTAATCCTCGCCATCTCGACATTCAGCTTTTTCATAAACTCCTTGCAGAACTTGATGTGCCTGTTCCCGTTCTTGTACAGCTTCACGTTTGCAAAAACCTTGCCGTCGGCCGTAAGAATGTCAAAGTTGCTCCATTCGGCAATATCTACCTCATCATACTTGCCGGGAATCTTGAAATCCAGCCGGAATCCAAGGTTTTCCCCGATGACACTCATATCGTACAGAAAATCACGGCAGGAGTCGGACATCTGCTTTTTATACCAGTCCAAGTCAAAGTTTTTCCATCCGGTCACTATCACGCGGTAGTCAAGCATGATGTTCCTCAGCGTTTCCCTTGCCTGGTCTACCCGGAAAGTGCCGTAATTATAGCACTTTTCCTTCATGTACTTCCAGTCAGAATCGTTCCACCGCAGGTTTGACTTATACCTGTGTATATTCTCACTCCTTGCAAGATTAAAGAAGAAATCCGTGAGCTGCTCATCAAACAGAGTGTTTGAATGCCGGATAATCCACATGGTGAGCTGGAAGATGTTCTCAAGGGTAAAATCTATCGCCGTGTTGTCGTTAAGCCGCTTCACCACCTTGTCGCGCCCGGCGGTCGTGAGCCTCGTCGTCAGCCTGTCGTACTTCTTGAAAAGCAAATCCCAGTAAAGAAGCTTGAGTCCTTTCAGCCGTTCCCGGAGCGACTTTTTCAGCATCTTCACGTCAACTTTCAGCTCGCGGAAAATCTCAGTGTCCAGTTTCTCCAAGGCCCTGTAATTGTCGTAAAGCTTCTGCATATCCGCATTGTAGAACTGCACGAGGTTTTCCGCTGTGTCGCCGCTTGCGATTATTTCATCCTGTCTCAGCTCTTTTTCCTTCAGATCGCTTTCGGCAATCTTGTCTGCATTCAGCTTGAAAGTGGAATCAAACCAAAGGTCGAACGGGTCAGTCTGTCTGTTATTGTACGACCTGCCCTCGTAAGTGGCACTTTCAGGCAGGATTGCCACGACATCCACGACGGCCCGCGCCCTGCGCTCGGCATTGTTGAAGTCAAAGTTCCCTATGACATCATACGAATACTTTCTTGCGGCGAGGGCATCCTTTATCTGCCCGCTGTTCTTCCACCGCTCCGGGATTACAAGGACAATCTTCTCGGCGTTGCCCTCCCGGATGATTTTCTCAGCCCATGTTTCATACTCTGAATAGGGCGGATTGCAGAAGATACAGTCCATTTTCTTGTCAATCAAGGTCTGTGACAGGAAGTCTGACCCTAAAAGGACCACATCATCCGGCAGCTGCTCAGCAAGGATATAGGACTTCTCAATCCCATACTTTGCATAATGCCTGGAAATGTTTGAATTGTAGTTTTTGTCTCCGTAATTGTCAGCCTTGAAAAAGTCCGTCCGGTCAAACTTCTCAAAAAATGAGCCGTTCCCGGAGCGACTTTTTCAGCATCTTCACGTCAACTTTCAGCTCGCGGAAAATCTCAGTGTCCAGTTTCTCCAAGGCCCTGTAATTGTCGTAAAGCTTCTGCATATCCGCATTGTAGAACTGCACGAGGTTTTCCGCTGTGTCGCCGCTTGCGATTATTTCATCCTGTCTCAGCTCTTTTTCCTTCAGATCGCTTTCGGCAATCTTGTCTGCATTCAGCTTGAAAGTGGAATCAAACCAAAGGTCGAACGGGTCAGTCTGTCTGTTATTGTACGACCTGCCCTCGTAAGTGGCACTTTCAGGCAGGATTGCCACGACATCCACGACGGCCCGCGCCCTGCGCTCGGCATTGTTGAAGTCAAAGTTCCCTATGACATCATACGAATACTTTCTTGCGGCGAGGGCATCCTTTATCTGCCCGCTGTTCTTCCACCGCTCCGGGATTACAAGGACAATCTTCTCGGCGTTGCCCTCCCGGATGATTTTCTCAGCCCATGTTTCATACTCTGAATAGGGCGGATTGCAGAAGATACAGTCCATTTTCTTGTCAATCAAGGTCTGTGACAGGAAGTCTGACCCTAAAAGGACCACATCATCCGGCAGCTGCTCAGCAAGGATATAGGACTTCTCAATCCCATACTTTGCATAATGCCTGGAAATGTTTGAATTGTAGTTTTTGTCTCCGTAATTGTCAGCCTTGAAAAAGTCCGTCCGGTCAAACTTCTCAAAAAATGAGCCGTTCCC